AAAACAATTAGCCAAAGATGCTGGATTAAATGATAATGAAATTAAATCATTGGTGTAGATTATGAGCTTTGAATGTAAATTTTGTAAAAAATCATTTGGCAGTGAAAAAACATTAATAACACATCTATGTGAACCTAAAAGAAGATGGAATAATAGAAAAGATAAAAATGTACAACTTGCTTTTAGATGTTATCAGCATTTCTGGAGAATAACATCGTCAACAATGAAAACTGAAAGAACATATGATGATTTTATGACTAGCAAATATTATACTGCATTTGTTAAATTTGCAAATTATATTATTGACGTATATGTAGCATCAATTGAAGATTATATTGAATGGTTATTAAGAAACAGAGTCAAGGTAGATCGTTGGTCAAGTGATACCATATATGAGGAGTATATTACAGAATTTGCAGTGAGAGAGTCGGTGGAAAGAGCAATTGAAAGAACTGTACTTTCTATGAAAAATTGGGGTGAACAAAATCATATGCCTTGGAATGCATTTTTTCAAAAAATTTCAAAGCCACGTGGAATACACATGATTCGTTCTGGAAAAATATCTCCATGGGTACTTTACAATAGTAAATCGGGATTAAAGTTTTTAGAATCTTTAACAGCACAAGAAACAGTTATGATTGAAGATTATATATGTCCTACTAGTTGGACAAAAAGATTTAATCAAAGCCCAACAGATGTTGAGTTTGTTCATGATATAATGAAGAAAGCAAATATATGAAAACTGATGATTTTTTAGAAGATGTAATTATGGGTTTGACTTTATCTGAAACCAAAAATAAGTCTTTGAAAAAACAATGGTTACAATTAAAAGTGTTAGCACAACTAACTGAGCGAGAATTATTTACAAAGAATTTAGAAAATATACAAAGTGTAATAGACAGTTATAGTAACCTAGACTCTAGAGTTAAACAACTTGAAATATATTTAGGCGCATTAAAAAATCAATTTGAAGAATATAAAAGAAAAAATGATAAAAGCAAAGACTGATATTGATATTGATACTGGTGATAGAGATAAATTACTAAATTTATTTAAACATAATAAAGCCAGTATAAAAGATAATGCTGTATTTAAAAAGCACAACACTGGAGTATATTTTACTGATATTCCAATTAATCCAATTGAAGATTTTTCGTCTATTGATTATGAAGAAGCAGAAAATAGAGGATACATTAAAGTAGATGTTTTAAATGTATCTTTGTACAAAGATATTAAAAATGAAGATCATTTAGATCGATTGTTGGGACAAGAGCCGTTGTGGGAATTACTTGGTCATGCAGAGTTTGTTAAAGACTTGTTTCACGTAGGGGAATACAGTCAAATTTTAAAACAATTACAACCACAAAACATAGAACAACTAGCGGCAGTGCTGGCAATAATACGTCCATCAAAAAGACATTTGATAGGAAAATCGTGGCAAGATATTATGAAAGAAATATGGATAAAACCAAATGATGGTGCATACTATTTTAAGAAAGCTCATGCTGTTGCGTATGCTCATGCAATCGTAGTGCAGATGAATTTAATATGTGAAAAACTTGGAGCTCAAAAAGTAGGTAGTTAGCCTTTTTTTACTAAAGATATATTTCTTCTTATAATTCGCTTTTTTTGTACGTTATTAAGGCTTGTAGCAGGCCCAAAAACAATTTCAGTATCTTTTGTATTAAAACTTTTAATATATTTTTTAAAAATATCAAATTCACGGTTAAAGAATATGTTAATTGGAATTGTTCTGTTTGATTCCCACCACCATTCGTCACCTAGATTTAAAAATCTTTGCTTTAATGACATATTATCTATGGAATCATAGACATAGATAGAGGTAACATACTGATCTTGATTCAGTAATATACCAACAAATTCTTCGTTTGCGTGTCTAACACACGTCAAAAAAGGAAACTTTTCTTTGAGTTCTATATAATCCATGTTTACAATAAATACTTATATGAGTACTTATGACCTTTATATTTACGACCAAACGCACACACTAACTCTTAATTCAGGAGTAAATAGTAATATGCCAATGTACGATAAAAATATTATACTATATAAAAGCGTATATAACAATATCAAATTTGTCTTTAAGGATAAAGACAGAGCACCGTATGACATTACAAATAATAATGTTTATTTCAATATGATTGAAGCCAATACTAATGAAACTGTTGTTAACAAACTTATGACAGTTACAAGTGCAATTGAAGGAAAAGCAGACTTAGATTTAACTGCACAGGACGTTTATAATATATCAGAAGGATTTTATAACTATTCTGTGTATATAGAATCAACTGATACCCAGGTACAAAAAATTGCTTTTACAGACAGAGCTGGTGATTTTATTGGAACAGCAGAAGTTCGTTCTGGAGGATTACCTTCGCCAAGGCCTACACAAACAGTAGATAGTTTTACTCAAGCAGGTAGTTATTATTATAGCAATTCTATGAGAGGAAGCAGTGAAAGAAATTTAACAGCTAGAAATCATACGATTGCAATTTATACAACTGGATTTACTGGTAATGTTTGGGTAGAAGGAAATTTAGATGATCAAGCTAGTACAAATAACAATCATTGGTTTCCATTAGATGTTAAAGGACAAGGTACTAGTGCAATACAATTTACAAGTCATACGGATGTTGATCCTTTCTTTTTTGAAACTTCAGTAAAATGGATAAGAATCAAATACGAAGTTACAGCAGGATCACTTGATAAAGTTTTACTAAGGAATTAAACCTTGGAGTACAACATTGTTTTTAGTGATATTAGAGAATCTGACAAAGTAGCTATTGTGCTATCTGAGTTTGAGCATGATGATAATTTGACTAATTTAGTTAGATATTCGTTTACTAAATTTACCAACAAAGATTCTTTTATACAAAATTGTAAAGATATTTGTTATAATGAACAAGCAAAAAAAATATTATATGGTCTACAAGAAAATTTTAAAACATTTACTGTAGCAGATGACTTTGATCAAAAAGGTAAAGTTATACAAAAACATATTAATCAAGTAGTTGCGGCCACTTTGAAAAATCAAAATATAACAGTTTATCCAGATGGGTCTGTAACCAACAAAGATTTTTATAGAGTAACACAGGACAAAAATTACTGGTCTGATGCTGAAGCAATTGAAGGAGATTTTAATTCAATTACACGAGTTTTAGTAGCAACAAGACGTATAAAGAATTGTTATAAAGTTAAATTTGATTTCCAATATTGGCAACAAGAATACATTGATCATTTTAAAAAAGTTTTAAAGTATTGGTCAATTGAGTTAGTTGATAAAATTGACAAACATACAATAGTACTTACTGATAGAGTTATTGATAGAGAATTTATTAGTGAGTTTCCTTATATGGAAAAACCCATAATAATATCTTTAGCTGATTATTCTACAAATTACACAGACAAAGATTATATTTTAGAGTTATGTAAAAGAAAAGTGCATGTAATTCCATCATATTTTGTAAACATTGGATCAACAATTATAGCTGAAGGGTTAGCAATGGGTACTAGAAATATAAAAGACAGTTTCCAGTTGATGCAATTAATTGATGATAAGATAGAAAAATTCTGGAATTTTGCTGATAATAAGCATATGAATTTTTATGAAGTTTGTAAAGAAGTTATAGATAATTATTTTTTTGATAAGCCCAATAAATTTAGAAATACACCAGTTGGCGTTGGTGTAATGACCTTAAAAGTTTAATTGACTTTTTGAAAAAAGTATAGTACTATATAAGAACAATGGACATACAAACAACAATTCTTTCGCATATCAGTGTTAAATCAAAGAAAACACCTTCTGGCTGGATAGCAATTAATTGTCCAATGTGTACGTCTCAAGGTCAAACTAGACCAGATACACGTCAACGAGGGGGTTTTAAAATAGGTGAAGTAATTAGTTATCATTGTTTTAACTGTAATTACAAAGCATCATTTACACATGGCAGGTTGTTAAACAAAAGAATGCGTGAACTTTTATTAGCAGTAGGGGTTCCGGACCAAACAGTCAAAGAACTACAATTTCAGGCCATTAAAGAACAAGACAATCAAAAGCAAACGCCAGGTTTAAGTAAATGGACTTTAGATTTTAAAGAAATTGCATTGCCAAAAGATGCAAAGCCAATTGAAGAAGTTATTAATCATTCTAATCCACCTGATGATGCAGTTTTTGTTTACAAATATATGATTGATAGAGGTTTAGATTTTTATAAAAGTTTTTTCTGGTCCCCGGATCCTTATATGAAAATTAACCAACGTTTGCTATTACCTTTTTATTATAACAATAAAATTGTAGGATATACTGGAAGACTAATTAAAGAAATTAACAATGTACCAAAATACTATTCTTCGGTACAACCAAACTACTTGTTTAATATTGATAAGTTATTTGAAGATAGAGTATATACTGTAATTGTTGAAGGTGTTTTTGATGCAATAGCAATAAATGGTATTTCTTCTTTAGGAAATAAACTAACTCAAGCACAAATAGATTTATTGAATAATTTGCAATCAAAGATTATTGTTTGTCCAGATAAAGATAAGTCTGGAGGACATTTAGTTGATATTGCAACAGATAATAATTGGGCAGTTAGCTACCCAAATTGGGAAGATAATAATATTAAAGACACAGCCGAAGCAGTACAAAAATATGGAAGATTATATACATTACAATCTATAATAAAATCTGCTACAACAAATAATGCAAAAATACAAGTTATGAAAAAGATAGGAATCAATTAACAAAATGACAGAAGAAAATAACAAAAGAAAAAACACAGATAAACCTATGCAACAACAACCATTACAACCAGGTATGTTAATGTATGAAGCTGGAATTATTTATTTTAGTGATGGTTTTGATAGTTCAACAACCAAACCAGTTATTAACACAATAATTGAAAAAAACCTTTTACCAAATTCACAAAGACCAAATGAAATTACATTAGTAATTAATTCCCCGGGTGGTCAAGTTCATTCAGCATTTGCACTTATTGATACAATGAAAGGTAGTGCTATACCTGTAAAAACAGTAGGATTAGGAATGATTGCAAGTTGTGGGCTATTGACTTTTATGAGTGGTACAAAAGGCCGTAGAGTTATTACACCAAACACATCAATATTATCACATCAATATAGTTGGGGTTCCGGCGGTAAAGAACATGAGCTATTTGCTAGAGTAAGAGAATTTGAATTAAGTACTGAAAGAATGATTAATCATTATAAAAAATGTACTGGATTAACTGAAAAGCAAGTAAGAGATATTTTGTTACCACCAGAGGATAGATGGCTATCAGCCAAAGAAGCAGTTAAGTATGGTATTGCAGACAAAATTGTATCTACATATTAGGAGAAAAAATTGAAAGTAACATTAATTGATAAAATGGGTTCAGATCTTACTGTGGTAAATGCCGCAAGAGTATCTTTTGCAAAAGAATCTGACTGGGAAACAATTACTCCGGCTGGAAAAATGCCAGGTATTTTAAAAGACAGTGATGAGAAATTAATTAGGTTTTTAGCAAAGCATAATCACTGGTCACCATTTGCTCATTGTAGTTTGCAGTTTAGAATTAAAGCACCTATTTTTGTTGCTAGGCAATTAGTTAAACACCAAGTAGGATTAAGTTGGAATGAAATATCAAGACGTTATGTTGATTATGAACCTGATTTTTATGATCCAGATATCTGGCGAGCTCGAGCTGAAGATAAAAAACAAGGTTCTGATGAAGATTCAAATGTAGAATGGATTGACAGAGATACTAGAACCGGTAGATTACATGTTGAAGTTTATGAGTTGGCAAAACAAAATTATAAAAAAATGCTTGATGCAGGAGTGGCACCTGAACAAGCGAGAATGATTTTACCACAGTCAATGAATACAGAATGGTATTGGAGTGGTACTCTTTATGCATTTGCTAGAGTCTGCAACTTAAGGTGTAAAAAAGATACCCAATTGGAATCAAGAATAATTGCAGATATGATTGACGAATTGGCAGAAGAAAGTTTTCCAATTAGCTGGAAATACTTGCAAAATAGGGATTAATATAGTATAGTAAAAATATGGCAACAGTTTATTCAGACGATTTACAACAACTTTTTTTAGAATTTATGGTTACTGATCCTGAATTATATGTTAGGGTAAGGAACATTATTAGACCAGAATTCTTTAGCAAGAAATATACAGAAACAGTAAGTATGTTTGTTGAGTATACTGAAAAGTATAAATCTCTACCAACAGTTGATCAAGTACAAGCAAAAACAGAACTGCAATTATCTTTAGTTCCTGATTTAGATGAATCACAAAAAGATTGGTTCTTAGATGAATTTGAAACTTTTTGTCGACACAAGGCACTTGAAAAAGCAATTATTGAAAGTGCTGACATGTTAGAAAAAGGCGAGTACGGACCAGTTGAACAAAAAATTAAAGATGCAGTAAGGGTTGGGTTAACAAAAGATTTAGGTACAGATTATTTTGAAAATCCAAAAGCTCGTTTATTAAAACTAAAAGATAACAATGGTACAGTAAGTACAGGCTGGCAAGCACTGGATAAAAAATTGTATGGTGGATTTAACAAAGGTGAATTGAATATTTTTGCAGGATCTTCTGGTGCTGGTAAATCTCTTTTCTTACAAAATTTAGCAATGAATTGGATGTCACAAGGTATGCACGTATTGTATTTTACATTTGAATTAAGTGAAGAATTAAGTTCTATGCGGGTTGACTCAATGACTACAGGTGTTGCATCTAATGAAATCTTTAAAAAGATTGATGATGTTGATTTGTCTGTTAGAATGGAAGGTAAAAAATCAGGTAAATTTCAAATCAAATATATGCCTTCTGGCACAACAACAAATGATTTACGTTCGTATTTAAAAGAATATCAAATACAAAAAGGAATAACACCTGATGTAGTTTTAATTGATTATCTAGATTTAATGATGCCAATTAGTAAAAAAATATCGCCAGCTGATATGTTTTTAAAAGACAAATTTGTATCTGAAGAACTTCGTAATTTTGCAGTAGAGCAACAATTTGTATTAGTAACAGCATCTCAATTAAACAGAGGTGCTATTGAAGAAATTGAATACGATCAAAGTCATATTGCAGGAGGTATTAGTAAAATTAATACAGCAGATAATGTGATAGGTATCTTTACAAGCAGAGCAATGAGAGAACGTGGTAGATATCAAATTCAGCTTATGAAAACAAGATCAAGTGGTGGAGTTGGAAGCAAAATTGATTTAGCATTTGATATTGATACTTTAAGAATTTCTGATTTAGATGAAGATCAAGAAGTTAGTGATTCAGCCGTGCATACAGCTGATGCATTAACCTCAGCAATTAAAAAGCGAACATCAACTGTGTCAAATAAAAGTGAAAATGTTGCAGTAGTTGAAAAAGTAGAGAGAAGTGTAGCACTAAAAGACATGTTAAAGACCCAGAAATCAGTTTTTGACGATGATAATGACGAATAGCATCATATAAAGCAAGAAAAAAGATAATAAATAATTTTATGATGAAGAAACAAACACGTTCAATATTAGAAGAGATTAGTAGGGTAGTACCAAAAGCAGATACAAACAGTTTGCTTGAAGCTCGAGCTAATCATGTTATTAGTTCTGCAATAAATTTAACAAAGTTAATATATGAATCATACGATGAACCAGTTGCAGAAGATCTAGTAAAAAGGTTAATCAACAGCATAAGATCTCAAGACTCAAGAAAGTTTGAACGTGGCATCAGGAAAATTATTGAATCAAATGAAAGCGAATGATCTTATTGTAAAAGAAGATGTTAATACACATCTTACACATTTAGAAGATTTGGCTCTTTTTCAAGGAAATCAAGGGGCTAAAAATGCCATTGCATTTCTACGAAACTTATCAGATTTAGCAAAAACATCTAGCCCAAAAAAATATAATGTCACTATTAAATGGGATGGATCTCCGGCTATTTTTGCTGGCATAGATCCAAGTGATGGGAAGTTTTTTGTAGGTACAAAAGCAGTTTTTAATAAAGGTGCTAAACTCAATAAAAGTATTAAAGATATTGATATTAATCACCCAGATGCTAAAGAACCAGGTGACAAAGCTGATTTAAGAGTAAAACTTAAAAAAGCATTCACTGGATTGTCTCAACTAGGTATCAAAGGTGTGTTACAAGGAGATTTGTTATTTACACAAAGTAGTTTAAAATCAATACAGTACAACGGCGAATCATATATTGCTTTTAAACCTAATACTATAACGTATGCAGTTCCAACAAATTCTGAATTAGCACAAAAAATACAGAAGGCTGAAGTTGGAGTTGTATTTCATACATCGTATTCAGGTGATTCTTTAGAAAATATGAGTGCAAGTTTTGATGTTGATCTTTCAAGTTTAAACAAAGTTGATAGTGTTTGGTATGATGATGCTTATATAAAAGATTTTACTGGTATTGTTAATTTAACAACAGGAGAGTATCAAGCAATTCAGAATGCAATTAATGATGCTGAAAACTATTTGAAACAATCCGGAGATATTTTTAGTTGGTTTGATCAAATGGGTATACCCGGAAAAAAATTAAAAGAATTAATTCATGCAAACCATAACAAAATGGTTAAGGCAGGAGCAATTGAGCAAGACCCTGCACAATTTTTTGATGGATTTGCAAAAGATTATGAACAGCGAATTGAAAATGATATTGCAACTTTGAAAACTGGCAGAGAAGGTCCAGCTGGCCAACGAAAATTAGTCAATTTAGAAAATTTTAAAAAAGCA